ATGACCGAGACACAAACCGCACAGATACTGGCACACCTTAAAACGGGCCGCAGCATCACGCCGCTAGATGCTCTGGAATGGTTCCAATGCTTTCGCCTTGGGGCGCGTATCTATGACCTCAAACAAGACGGACACAACATCTATAGGGAAATGGTAGAGACCGACAACGGCAAGCGCGTGGCGTGCTACACGTTGGTGCAGTGATGAGGGTTCTTATCTGCGGAGGCCGCGACCCTGACAGCGACACATGCGATGCTGTGTGGAATTGGGTCATGGAGAATTGCGCGGCTGGCGATGTGGTTATTCATGGCGCAGCGCGTGGCGTTGATACTCAGGCCATGATTGCAGCCCAAACGCTGCCCGGCGTAAAGCATCTACCATTCGCCGCTGACTGGCACACACATGGCCGCGCGGCGGGGCCGATCCGAAACAAGCGGATGTTAGACGAAGGCAAGCCCGATCTGGTCATTGCATTTCCCGGCGGTCGCGGCACGGCAAACATGGTTAAGCAAGCGCGCGCCGCTGGCATCGAAGTGCGAGAGGTCAAGCCGTGCTGACCTTCAAGCTACCCTATCCCCCGGCTATCCTAAACCCCAACGCACGGGCGCACCACATGCGGCTGGCGGCGGAGAAAAAGAAGTATCGCCAGCACTGCGCGTGGGAGTGCAAGGCGTGGGGCGTCAATCGGTTCAAGGCCGATCAGATACACCTGCACATAGAGTTTCACCCGCCAAACGCACGCCGCCGAGATCGTGACAACCTGATTGCCGCGTTTAAGGCGGGCCAGGACGCGCTGTCCGATGCGCTGGGCGTAGATGACAGCCTATTTCACGTCACCTATGCGCCGATACAGCCGCCAGATGCCGGGAAGCTAGGCTACGTTATTGTGCGCATATCTGACACGCCTCTGGTCGCTGAGGTGCCGTTTCGGGGGTGGATCAAATGACAAACGGCCCGTACCGTAAGGCAGGGCCGCTTGATTTTCCGCTGGTTAGGCGGTAGAAAAGGAGCATCGTCTGCTGGGTAATTTGTAGCGCATTGTGGTGATGCCGACAAGACCCAGCCCCAACAAGAAAGGGGCAATTATGCCTGATAACTGGAAATCTATAAGCGAAATTGCTGTTGCGGCATTTCGTGAATATGAGCGCGCGCGATTAAAGCGGCGTTGTATTGAGTGCATGAACGACGGGCAGTTTGAGTTGGCCGAAGCCTATCACGCCAAGCTGATCGAGATGGAGGCGGGCAAATGAGCATTAAAATTATGTCGCAAGTTTGGGAAACAGGGCCGTCAAAGCAAAGTCATTTGCTCGTTATGCTGGCGCTTTCTGACTACGCAAACGACGAAGGTATATGCTGGCCTTCAATGTCGTCAATCGCTCAAAAGGCTCGAATAACAGAGCGCGGTGCCCGTAAGATCGTCCGCGAATTGGAGGCGCTTGGGTGGCTTTATATTGACACCGGAGGCGGCAGGCACGGGTGCAACAAATACACCGTAAACCCGGAACAAGGTTCCCCCCGGAACGACGTTCCCCCCGGAACAGCGATGCAGAAACCCGGAACAGCGATGCAAGAAACCCGGAACAGCGGTTCCGCCGAACCGTCAAGAACCGTCAAAGAACCGTCAGTAAGCAAGGTTCGTCCGATTGATATTTTATGCCAAGCAGTCAGGGCGGAAACCGCCAAAGATTTTGCAGCGCATCGGAGGGCAATCAAGAAACCGTTGACTGAAGGTGCGGCAAAACGGATTGTCGCGAAGCTGAAAGATCACCATGATCCTGACGCGGTTCTGGATCAGAGCATAGAAAACGGCTGGCAGGGAATATTCCCAGACAAGATCGACAAGCCGAAGGGCAAGAAGAAAGAGGCTTGGGAGATGTGGCTATGATCGACTTGGACGCATACGAACAGACAGCAGCATGGCTCGAATACTGCGATGGTATGAGCCGCTTTGAAGCAGAGACCGAGGCCGCACGTCGGCAGGGAAAGAAAAGGTTTGAGGTGATTAATGCGAAGCGCAACGGAGATACTACAGCAAGCGGGGATAAGCGTCAGGCGACATCACGGCAATCAGAGAACCACCTGTCCGTCGTGCAGCCATCATCGTAAAAAGAAATTAGACCCATGCCTAAGCGTTTCGTTTACATCGGATGGCGTAGTTTGGAATTGTTGGCATTGTGAATTTCAGGGAGGCGGATTTTATGACGGCGATCAAATGGCTACAGGATCAACGCAAGCTAGACGGTGCCTTGCTGGCTCACATGGGCGTCAAGGAGACGCATCACCCGGACTTGGGCGAGGTTCTGGCGTTCCCGTATCGTCGCAACGGCGAGGCATACGCAGCCAAGTTTCGCACGGTAGAAAAGCAATGGCGATCAAGTAAGGGCATTACACGCGGTCTATACAACGCTGATGCGCTGACACAAAATTCAGATTTACCAATCGTTATTACCGAAGGCGAGATTGATTGCCTGACCGTCATGCAGTCAGGGTTTATTCGTGCGGTCTCTTTGCCAGACGGGTGGACTGAAAAAGGCAACAAGACAGACGCGCTGGTTGAAGCTGAATCTCGCTTGATGGACGCGCCATTTGTTATCGTCGCGGGCGACAACGACGATGCTGGCGAGAGCCTGCCCAGATCAGTCGCTAATCTGTTGCAGGGTCAGGACGTTCGTGTTGCTGAGTGGCCAGACGGATGCAAGGACGCAAACGATGTCTTGATGGCGTTTGGCGAGGGTGGCGTTGCGGCTTGTCTAAATAAGGCAAAGCGGATCGATCCGCCCGGTGGATTTATAACCGCGCTTTCAGACTTGCCGCCACTATCGGCTCGAAGGGTTTTGAAAGGAGGCATTGACCTGATCGACACGCGACTTGCGTTTGAACTTGGCGCGATGTCAGTTGGCACAGGTACGCCAGGCGCAGGTAAATCAACATTCACAACGTGGGTGGCGCATCATATCGCGGCACATGAAAACATCCGAATAGGCATGATGTCGTTTGAGACACACCCGCATCGAACTCGCGATCATCTTTCTCGACTGATCGCGGGCAGGCCGTTTGACGCGCTGTCAAAGCACGAAGCGGATCGGGCGCTAATGCTGATGGACGAGCGTTTCCGCATTGTGCATCGGACATACGACGACGACACTTCACACGCACTTGGATGGCTAAAGGCTATGGTTCACACTTTAGCGGTTCGAGACCAGTGCAAAATGATTATTATTGATCCGTGGAATGAATTGGAACACCTACCTGAGCCGGGCGAAAGCCTGACGAACTATATTAACTTTGCGCTACAACAGATCAGGCAATGGGCGGAAAAGCTGGAAGTGCATATTTGCGTTATAGCGCACCCGAAGAAAATGGACTTGGGCCGAGAGCCAAGGCCGCCAATGGGATATGACGTAGCAGACAGCGCAGCGTTCGCAAACAAGCCTGCGCTCGGCTTTACGGTTCACGAAAACAAAACAGACACAGGAGCGAGATACACTCAGATTTACACATGGAAAGTGCGCGACACGCAGCTTTACCAAATCGAAAAGGGCAAGTCGGACGCGGCGTTCGATATTGACCGAATGACATACACCTCAATTCAAATGGAGCATGATGATGCTTAATGCAGTCATAGCAGGAAACATCGGCAAGAACGCCGAGACACGTCAAGCAGGGCAAACAACGGTGGCAAGTTTTGCCGTTGCGGTCGAGCAGCGGGGTCGTGATGGTAAAAAAACGCAGTGGGTGAATTGCTCAATGTGGGGGCAGCGTGGCGAAAAGCTGGTGCGGTATCTAACTAAGGGAACGCGCGTTTGCGCATCTGGCGAACTGACGACGCGCGAATACAACGGCAAGACATATCTTGAACTGAATGTTTCTGATGTGACGATGATGGGTGGCGGCAACCAAGGCCAGCAGCGCGATTACCAAGCGCCGCAAGCCGATCAACATCCGCCTGCGCGTGATCTGGATGACAGCTTAGACTCTATCCCTTTTTGATGGTTTGCAAGTTTGCAGGTCAGTTTGCAGTTTTGCAGATTGCAGGCTGACCCGCAAATGTTAGCATACGAACACACGGCCTAGGCTAGCTACCGAACACCGGAACCTCCCCCGGCTGGCCGTGTACTTTTCAGGGAGACGCTAGGAGGGCGATATATGAGTTTGCAGGAGTACCGCCAATTCATCGCATCACGCGCAGTCACCGCGCAGATGCAGGGCTTTGCACCAAAGCCGATCAACAACATGGCAAAGGCGCATCAAATTGCGGCGCTGGACTTTGCCTTAAATCGCGGCAAGAGCGCTGCGTTCCTCGACACAGGTCTTGGCAAATCGTTCATCGAACTGGAATGGGCGCGGCAAGTATCCGAGGAAACCGGCAAGCCAGTCCTGATCCTGACACCGCTTGCCGTTGCGGGCCAGATGATCCGTGAAGGCGTCAAGTTCGGCATCGAAGCCCGCCAGATACGCGAACAGCACGAAGTCGGCGATGGCGTCATGGTGGCGAACTATGAGCGGTTGCCAAAGCTGGACCCATCGTCGTTTGGTGGCGTCGTTTTGGACGAAAGCAGTATTCTCAAGTCGTTTGCAGGGCGCACGCGCAATCTGTTGATGGAAGCCTTTGATGGTCTGCACTTCAAGCTGGCTGCGACAGCGACACCTTCACCTAACGACCACATGGAACTTGGCAACCATGCCGAATTTCTTGGCGTCATGCGCCAGCAGGAGATGCTTTCCAAGTGGTTCATCAACGATACATCAACAGCATCGCAGGAATGGCGGCTTAAAGGTCACGCGCAAGAGGACTTCTGGTCTTGGGTGGCGTCCTGGTCACGCTGCGCAACACTGCCATCGGATCTTGGGGGTGACGATACGGGCTATGTCCTGCCAGATATTGATCGGCGCATTCATCAAGTCGAAGCTGACCGGATGGCGGATGCAGAGCAAGACATGCTGTTTCGCATTCCCGAACTGAGCGCCACCAGTTTCCACAAGGAAAAGCGCCTGACAATGCAGGACCGTTGCGAGCGCGCGGCGGAACTTGCCAACCACGATAAGCCTGTGACGGTTTGGTGTGAGACAAACGAGGAAAGCGCCTTGCTCACGTCGATGATTGACGACGCCATAGAGGTGCGCGGCGATCAGAAGCCCGAAGAAAAAGAGGCGCGGCTGTTGGGTTTTGCGGATGGCAAATATCGGGCCATCGTGACCAAACCAAAGCTTGCAGGCTTTGGCGTAAACTGGCAGCATTGCGCCCATGCAGTCTTTGCCAGCATCAGCTTTTCATATGAGCAACACTATCAAGCAGTGCGGCGGTCGCATCGCTTTGGGCAGAAGGATCAAGTCAGAAACGACATCGTGATTGCCGACACGGAAGCCGCTATCTGGCGGGCCATTCACGGCAAAGCCGAAAAACACGAAGAAATGAAACGTCGCATGTCAGAAGCCATGCGCCGCGCACAATCAGAAACACAAACCCGCGTGAAATATGATCGACCGCTCGACCTAGATTTCCCGCACTGGATCAAGGAAGAAACGCAATGACAAAACAACCCGAATATCAAGGCAACGGATGGGCTATCCACAATTCAGATTGCATCGAAGGTATGCACGCAATGCCGCAAAACAGCGTCGATTGCGCGATCTTTTCCCCGCCGTTCGGTGATCTGTTTGTCTACAGCGACAGTGAGCGCGATCTTGGCAACGCTGGTGAAGGCGATGCTTTCATGGATCAATACCGTTTCTTTGCTGAGGCATTGACGCGGGTTCTTCGTCCTGGCCGGATTGCGTGTGTTCACTGCACAGACCTGCCAATGCGCAAGGGCAAGCACGGGGCCATCGGCTTGCAAGACTTCTCTGGCGACCTGATCCGCGCCCATACGTCGGCAGGGCTTGTCTACCACGGGCGAGCGACGATCTGGAAAGATCCGGTTGTCGAAATGCAGCGCACCAAGGCAATCGGCTTGCTCTACAAGCAGATCCGCAAAGACAGCGCCATGAACCGGGTCGGAATGCCGGACTACATGCTGTTCTTCCGCAAGGATGCGCCGAACGACCGTCCCATTGCACACGCGGCACCGGCGGATCGTGAAGCATGGAAGATCGCGCTTGATTGGTTCAACGATCTTCGTCGACAAGGGCTTTGCGCCGACATGCCAGACGCGGACCTTATGCAGGAATTGGTGAACGAGGTTGAGTTTGACGTTATGCAATGGCAAAGCCTTGCAAGCCCACT